AAAACATTTGGTAACAATTGGTGTGCAAACGAGAGCAGAGACAAAATTCATTTTGACTCTGCCGAGTGCAGCCAGCAATCTACAAAGTGAATGATACAAGTAATAAAGGACATTATCTGGGGATGGCAGTGCAAGCGTGCCATCAAGAAAGCCAACAAGCTCTCAAAGCTGCTTGGCATGAAGTATTATGTGATTTACATGAACGGCTCGCTGAAGGTCGTACCGAAACGCACCATCCGCGAACTGGTTGCGAAGCACCGCTTCCGTAAGGGTGTAAAGGTTGCCGACATCGAGCGTCGTGCTATTTATGTGACGCATTAGAAAGGAGGTAGATTATGTTTATCACTGAAGAGGACTACAGAGTGGTCATAGGCGAAAATGCACTGAAGGTCGTGTCGCAGGCATCGCAGGAGATACGCGACAATGCGGAACTGGAGGCTTGCGAGGAGATTGCCGGCTACCTCCGTCCGAAATACGACACGGAAGCGGTATTCTCGGCTGAAGGCGAAAACCGCAACCGTTTGGTGGTAATGTATGCCGCTGACATTGCGCTCTATCACATGATTGCCGCTATGCCCCAAAAGATGGGCAGCGAAATACGCAAGGAGCGCTACGAACGTGCCATCAAGTGGCTGGAAGGCGTGCAAGCCGGGAAAATCATCCCTGACCTGCCGCTTGCCACCGACGAGGACGGCACACCGACTGGCGACTTGCTCATATTCGGTTCACAGAAACAATTACGACATAACTGGTAACGCTATGGATATAAAGAACTTTTTCAGCGGTATGTTCGGAGGTGGCAGTCAAAATATACTGCACACGCCAAACGGGGACTTCAACCTTGCGAAGTCGTCTGACCGCAAGCGCATAAAGAAGATGGTCATCGAACTGAAACGCACCACCGATGCGCTTACACGCAGGGACATTGCCGACTGGCGCAACGCCTGGCAGATGGCTATAAATGTGGACAGCCCGAACCGCCAACGTCTCTACGACATATACCGCGATGTGGATATTGACCTTCACCTATCGGGCTGTGTTCGCCAGCGTGTAGGATTCGTCATGGCGAAGTCCTTCAAACTGGTCGATGCAAAGGGTAATGAGAACGAGGAGGCACACCACTATTTCGACCAGGCTTGGTTCAAGCAAATGCTCGAATACGCGCTTGCCGCCAATCTTTGGGGACACTCGCTCATCGAACTTGGCGACCTCACCACCGATGGCGACGGATGTCCTTGCTATACGGATGTGAAGCTCATTCCACGGAAGCATGTCATTCCGGAATACGGCCGTGTGATTCAACAGCTCGGGCAGGACTGGACTACGGGCATAGACTACCGCTCCGCACCTTTCACAGATTGGCTCATTGAAGCCGGACGGCCTGACGACCTCGGACTGTATCTGAAGGCTGCCACGCAGACCATTCCGAAGAAAAACATGTTGGCATTCTGGGATTCCTTCGGCGAGATTTTCGGTATGCCGATGCGTATTGCACGCACCACCTCACGCGACCCCAAGGAGATTGGACGACTTGAACAGATGCTCAAGGGTGCCGGAGCAAGCCAGTACATGGTGGCAGGGCAGGACACGGAGATTGAATTTGTAGAGAGTGGCAAGGGCGATGCCTTCAATGTCTATGACAAGCGCATTGATCGCGCCAACTCGGAACTGTCAAAGCTTATCATCGGGCAGACTATGACCATCGAGGACGGCAGCAGCCTCTCGCAGTCGGAAACACATTTGGAGGTATTCGAGAACCTGGTGGAGAGCGACTGCACCATGCTGCGCGACATCGTCAACAACCAGCTTATCCCTCGCATGGTGAAGCACGGTTTCCCTGTCAAGGGGCTGCGCTTCGAGTGGGACGATGCTGTCGATTACACGCCGGAGCAGCAGGTGGCATACGAGACGATGATTGCCGACCGCTACGAGGTGGACCCGATGTACTTTGCGGAAAAGTACAGCATGCCTGTGGGTGAACGGCGCAACGCCACACCCATGCTCCAGGCTGGCGGTGACGATGATGACGACGAGGGCAACAAAGAGCCGGACGACAAGAACAAGAAGAAACGGCAGCAGAACATTCACGGCGGTTTTTTCGACTGAGCCCCAGTGATTACCTGGGGCTGCACCGACGCTACGCCCAACTGTTAGGCGATGGGCCGCAGACTTTGTCGCTGTCAAAGGAGCGTGAGGAGGAGATACGCAAGCAGCTCTCCGAACTGTTCGACGGCATGATGCGCACGCTCTACTCGTTGGAGGGATCGCAGTTCCGCATTGAGGTACTGGCCGAGCCGAAAATCCAGAAGTTCATCGATGCCCATGCCGGTGTGCTGGACTCCACTTTCAAAAAGGTGGAGATGTCCGATGCCATGCGCAAGCGGCTCCAGCGGTCGGACTACATATTCTCCGGCATGAAAACATTCCATGAGTTGAACGAGGCGTTCCCGTCCTTGCTGGATTCTAACGGCAATAGAAAGACATTCGAAGCCTTTTTGAATGATGTTAGAAAGATAGACAAGACCTACAACTCCAACTACCTCCGTGCGGAGTACAACTTCGTGCAGTCGTCTGCGGAGATGGCTGCCAAATGGGAGCGGTTCTCGGAGGACGGCGACCGATACAACCTCCAGTACCGCACGGCTGGCGATGGCAAGGTGCGCCCGGAACACGCTGCGCTTAATGGCGTGACGCTTCCGCCTTCAGACACGTTCTGGGAGGAGTACTATCCGCCCAACGGCTGGAACTGTCGTTGCACCGTAGTGCAGGTGCGCAAGTCCAAATATCCTGCCACTCCCCACGATGAGGCAATGGCACTGGGCGAAGAAGCTCTTCAACGTGACACAAAGGGTATCTTCCATTTCAATCCAGGAAAGGAAGACAAAACCATACCCGACTACAACCCCTACACCATTCGTCGATGCCGTGACTGCGACATAGCAAAGGGGAAAATCAAGTTGGCAAAGTTCATTCCCGAAAATGAGTTGTGCGCTGCGTGCAAGCTACTTCGGTGCATCAAAGATGTTCAAAATGAACACATAGAAAAGAATCGTTCCTTATATGGCAAACTCATCAAAGATGATAAATATAAAGATGTTGCCTTTGATGAAAAGAACGGGGGCTTAAAAGCCACCCATATTGGGCACAACTTAGACAAAGACAAAGGCTGGTATGAAACCACAATACAAGATGTTGGATATAAACATGGGCACTCTGTTATTTTAGAGGAAGAGCCTCAGAATGTGTATAAAGGAAAGAGTTGCGAGGGACTTTGGGATAATCTTAAATTCGAGGTCGCCGGTGCAGAAAGTGGCACATCTAATAATATTAGAAATGCTCTCAAACATTGTGCATCTAAACCAGAATCAAAAATCGCAGTTTTATTCTTCCCTAACGGTAATTTCTCAGCGGAAAACTTCCAAGCTGGTCTTGCAAAATTCAATGGTCTCCAGGGAACATCCCAGTATAAGAAGTTTGATTTGATTTACTGCATACAAGGAGAAGAGATAGTACAAATAAAAAAGCCAAGTTAGAAAACTTGGCTGGAACGAGAGCGGGTCTCTAAAGGTTACCCCATCCCTCGCATTGCAAAGGTAATAACAAATTTTCAAAACACAACAAGTTATGAACAAAATTTTCTCATTTCTAAAGAAAAGCAACCGCTATAAGCATCTTATCGACGGTTTATTGGTTGGTCTGTGCGCCTTGTCACCATGGGCAGCCATCTATTCTGCCATCATCGCAGCCTCATGTCTCGAACTCAAAGACAAGCTACACGGCTGTCCTTGGGATTGGATTGACTGGGCTTGCACAGTGCTCGGAGGCTTCATCGCAATGTTATTTTGGCTCATAGTGTAATATTCATTCATCTTTTGCACAGAGAATGAGTAACTTTGCAAACTGGTAGAGTTTCCCATAGGCCGTGTGGTCTATCGCGGGTGCAGCTATGCGCACGCGTATGGCGGTGTCTCGAATGCGGGTGCGAATAACGATGCCTCGAGTGCGTATGCGAGTGTCGGCTCGCGCCTGGAAATCTAA